CTTAATGTTGATGGGTCAGTTCCACCATCCCATCCATATTCTTTAACATTTGGAACCAAAAAGTTTCCACGTAATAAACTACCTTTTGGATTAAAAACAGAAAGATTTAATAAGTTTGGACCAATAATACTACTTGATGTTTGTATTGCCCCAACTTCTTTTTCGCCTTCATTTGTTTTAACTTTAAATCTATACTTACCCTTTGTTGGAATACCAACACTTGAGCTATTTGAAAATATTAATTCACCAAATTCATTTGTTGTTACATAATCCAAGTTCATTGGTACATCAACAACAAATGCGCCATTTTCATCAATTACTTTACCACCTTGTTCTAATTGATATTGTTCTAATATTGGGTCACCATTAAGATTGGTATTTATTGTTTGTCTTACGGCTAAAATTCTACCAGGTCCTGCAACCATACCACACAAGTCACCTTGTTCTGAACTTGGTTTACAGTTGTTCTTTATCATCACAGAGTCATTTGATGTCATGATTGAACCCATAAAAGTTGCCGTAGGCTCAATCGTGATATTTGAATCTCTTAAATCAAAATCAACTCTTGTAATTCCAACATCACAAACATCTCCTGTTCCCCAAAATGAAGAAACTGAAATACTTCTTCTTTGGTTAACAATCTGTGGTAATGATGATAAATCAACTGAACTTTTAAATTGGTTACCGTCAAACTGTTTTGGGTTACCAAGATTCATTCTAATTAAATCTGTTGGTCTCAATGAGAAACAACCCATGTCAGATAAATCCAAATCCAACATTACTTGTTGATTTCCTAAAGGAACACCAACAATCATGTAGTCACCTGATTCGTTTGTCTTTACAGTGTACTTGTAATATTTTTCATATATTTGTAATACCTCAGTTCTTGTTAAAACATCATCTCTTGTTGGGAAAGTACCTGTGGCTGCGTGTCCTTCATATGAAGGTGTATACGGAAGTAAGTTATATCTATAACCGTCTTCATTTTTATCCGTAACATTCTTATATGGATATAACGCTGATATTACAGGGTCATTTTGGTCAACAGCATCAATTGGTACAAACACGGATACTTTCGCATTTGGTATACCGTATCCACCGTTGGCAACAACACGACCAACGACAACACCGTAGTCAGAACAAAAACTTCTATACACATCAGATTGTGTAAGTTTCAAAGAAAGAATTTCCAAGAAATCAAAATCTTGGTCAACTTGTACTTTGATTGTTTTGTCAGATTGAGTACTATTTCCTACTGATGTTCGTATCCTATAACTTTTAGGCATAATTGTTCTTTCTCATAAATAGTTAATCTCTTATTTTACAAAAATAGTTGAAGTAATTTCCTTGTGAAGGTTATTGTTTCACACGGACACCGATATCTGTATTGGAATATCTGATTTGATAAAATTCTGTTGGTTCTGCGTAGATAATATCGTCAATTAACTTAATTTGTTTTGTGGTTGAATCTTCGTATTTTTGTGCTGTTTGTGATGATGAGTACTTGCCACCCACTCTTCCAAACACCTTAACATCAGATATATTAACAACACCCTCAATATTTTGAACTATACTTTTAATTTCAGATATTAAAACATTTTGGCCAAATTCTCTTGCTTGTGGTATCATATAATCATTAACCTTTGTAATAACATCAGAAATGATTGAGTTTTGGTTTGTATTTTTTGCAATAGAAATATAAATTTCAAATGCTAAATCAATAACTTTACCAGTTGTAACACTAATATAGTCATTCATCATTCTGTATTTTGCTAAATAATTTGCAACATTATCTTTTAATACTGTTGGTACATTTTGTGTCATTTTACCATTAGTATCCTGTGTTAATAATACAACATTTATTTTGTTATTATTTTCTATAATACCTACTTTAGCTGGTATTCCGAATTGTCCTGGCATTTTTTGTATTAAAGAATAATAGTCACCAATTGTTACCGCTCTGTTTTGTGATGAAAAATTAAAAGTAACCAAATTTCTTACTTCTTCAACCGATGGTGGATTTGCTCCGCCAATAGCAGCAGTTACGTTGGTACATTGAATTGAGTTTCTAACAGCGTTCGCGATTTCAACAGACGCTCCATTAACATCAAACAATACATTACCAACAGTATTGATAACATTGACACCAACATTACTTTCAAGTCCACCACCAACTCTATATTGAATAAATAAAGTGGTATTAGGTGTTGGGATATAACCCAAACTTAAATTATTTTGATAGTCATTAATTCTTAGTGGTACACCTGTTTGTGCAAAAGAAGCTAATTGGTCATCAGCGGATGTATTACCACCACCAAATGTTAACTTTAAAAAGTTTTCAGGTGTAAACTCAGTAATAAATTTATTGCTAGTTTTAAGATATTTTCCAACACTAATATTTGATTGGTCAGTCGTTTTTCCCGGTTCAGGAATAAAAACAGTGTCTTCGGCTAAAGCTTGAACTTCATACCATTTACCAACAGGACTTAAAAATTCTTGGTATGATGGAACGTTATTATAGGTAATACCATCTTTTTGTATAATTGACAAAACATTAACAACATTTCTTTCAGGTAAATATAAACTTAAAAATGGTGTTGCATCTGCCGATGTAATAACTTTCTTGAATACTTTTGTAATACCATTAACAACTACTTCTCTTTTTACGATATTATAACTTTGGACGTTGTTTGACGCATCTAAAATTGGTATTACTTTTTGGTTTGCAATTCCTGATGAACTAAATGCTGAAGAGAAATCAATATCATTTGGATTTTCAAATGTTTGTCCCGCACCAACAAATTGTGAACCCGCTTTTAGTACACCCATATATTCAGGGTTTGGTCTATCACCAAATACAGGTACATTAATACTAATGTCACAAACTGCTATTGATGGTCTATTACCAGGTATTTTCAAACCATAAGTCCTTGCAATGTTATAAATTGAACTTCTTTGTTTGGCAAATTCAAGAACCGTCTCTTGAATGCTTCTGTCAATATGATAATGTAAGTTATCGGTTACGGCAGCGTTTAAATCCATCAATACTGAAAAAATTGATGCGTCATTAAAATTGTCAATTAATTCAGGATAATACTGTCTAGTATAATCAATAAGTTCTTGTCTTATAGCCGCGAAATCTCGGACGGTATAGGATATTCTTTTCTCAGCCATTTATGTTAAATATTTATAATTACAAAATCTTTTGTTTGAAATGCGTTATCGCTAATTGTATAATCAATTCTCATTTTAGCCGTGTACTCTGAAGTGTTTCTACCGGCAACTCTATAAACACCATTTCCTAAATTTTCCGTGTTTAAAGTACCAACTGATTCGTACTCATCATATGGTAAAACAATAATATCATTAATAATTAAATTAGGAATATACTTACTAACATTATCTCTGATATCATCTTTAATTGATTCAAACGTAACACCATCTAATGGTTCAAAAATAAATTCATAAATTTTAGTACCGAAATCAGGTAAATAATATCTACTACCTTTTCGGGTTAAAATCAAATGAATTAAGTTACTTCTAATTTCTTGGTCAGGATTTTGAGACAAAGAAAGGTAATCCCCCTTTAACGAATCATTAAAAGGAAAATTAATACCATAAGTTACACCATTAGCCATTGTCTATAAATATAGTTGTATTCCCTTTTTTGTGAGCAGGAAAAAAAGGACAATGTCTACAACCATTACCACAACAACTACCCCTTCTTAAATGAAACTCTTTTGTGAACACATAAATTCCATTTTCAATATAAAAATCAGAAGGGAGAAGTTTTTGACTTCCCCCTTCCGAATTATTCATAGTTTTATTTTGATTAAACAATTTCACACGCTCCCCCGCCGCAAGCGACAGAATCTGAAAGTGATGTATCATCTTGTAATTCAATAACTTTTGATAAGTCAATTGACTGTAATTTAGAAAATAATCTTTCGTATTCTTCTTTGGTACAATCTTCAAAAGGTGCTTGAATATAACTACCCCCATTATAGGGTAATACCGATAATCCATTATAGAAATCTCTGTTATTCCACATCCATTCACCTGCCAATTCCCAATCTTCAGGTTTTAAACTGATTGTTGCGGATACGTTGTGACTGTTTGAGCCAGTTCTGTGACCAGGTTTAACCCACTCTTGTGTGATTTTCTTAACACGGTCCAACAATTGGAAAGGTGACTCTGTTCTTAAAATTGCTCCTTCGGGTGCTTTTTGTGGAACTGAAATAACTGCCGTGTCATGTGGACGGAAATATTCATCTTCAACCAACTCAGGGTGATTTATCGCCAAGTATTGGTAAATAGATTCATTCTTACCTACACGAACTCTGCGAACATAATAGTCGTTGTGCCATGCGTGGATACCTGAAGATGTTCCCAATGTCAAAGATGTGGTTCCTGCTGGTTTTACAGTAGTTGTACGAGCTGATTTGTTGATACCAATCAAGTCAGCAACTCTTGCGTTTTCTTCTTTAACAAGTTTAGCAGCTTCTTTCATGTTATAACCCAATACAACACCTGAACCGATACCTGTCATTGATACTCCAATCAACGCATCTTTTTCAGTTGTACGTTTCCATACATCTCTCAAGTAATGGAAGTCGGTATAACCAGCTTGAAGTGTTCCGATGAAAGTTGCCGCTTTAACACGGTTGTTCAAATCTTCTTGTGATTCAATGTCAGAAACATTTACCTCACATAAGTTACAGAATTGGTTTGGTCTCAACGCGATTTCACAACATGGATTAGTTCCCCAATCTTTATCATTTGTAAAATAGATACCAGGTTCACCAGCTCCTGATGCTTCAACACGTTTCCACAAATCTAAGAAAAATTCTTTTGTAATTTTGTGTCTAACCAAAGCCGCTGAATTGTTAGCTCTACCTCTTTGTGGGTTTGTTTCCCACCATGTACCTGACTTACAAGAAATCATCTCTTGGTCATCAGCACTGAATAAAGAAATCAAAGCCGCTCTACGAATACCACCAGCAAGAACTGCGTCTGCAATGTGACATACCATATCGTGAACTTCAATTGATGATAATTTTTGACCATCTTCTTTTGCATCCAACATACCTTTTAATTTGTGAATACAA